TTATCACCAGCTTCGTCAGTTTGTGTTTTTTCACCAGCAATTTTAGCAGCTCTTTCTTTTCTTTCACCAGTTAGTTCTTCACAAATATATAAGAACTCTTGGAATGTTTTCATTTGTCTTTTATTTTTATTTAGTTAAACCCCGATTGAAAACGGTTCCATTCGATTGCGTTCTTGATTTGATAAGTTCTGTTAGAAATCATACGAATAATCTCTTCCAGAAACTTAAGCATCACATCATAATACCGTATCTTCATATCAATTTTATTCAGTCTCTCATCGGCGTCCATATGCCTCTGTATGGCGTCTTTCTCTCTCACTTTATACGGGAAAGGTTCTTTCACATAAACCTCTGCTGGTGCCTTTCCTGTGTAGTAGTTATAACGCTCTAATCTTACCTTATTGTAAGTATCTCTTGCTTTCTCACGAAGCAAAGTAATCGTATTATAAAGAGTATAATACTTGGAGTGAAGTTGAGGAATTTTTAAAGATTCATCGTGTAAATTATCAGGATCAATGACAGAATCTTTTTCCCACATTTCTTGAATTTTTTCCAAATCTATCGACATTTTATAATTTTCCTAAACTCCATTCCATACCAGGACATTCTATACTTCTTTTGTTTTTTTGTCCGTTGTTCCACCATTTTGTTCCTTTGTGCGATGGTGGCAATAATCCACTTTCTTTATGAATTTTGCTAATTTTAATTTTAGTATTTTCTCTGTGAGGTTGTCGTTTTACTCCTTTATGCGAATTGCTCATTTTATTTCTAGTTTCTTCTGTTAGTTTTTTTCCTTTATGTGCTTTACTTATTTTATCTTTAGTTTTTTGTGTATGAGGTTTTCCTCTTTTATTACCTTTCATAATCTGGGATAATTTTTTTCTACCCTCTTCACTTATTATCGGACCTTTTCTTCCTTTCATTTTTTCACTTTGTTTCTTTCTTTGACTTTCTGTTACTATTCTTCCGGAAGATCCATCCCCACCATTAGTTTTGTTATGAAGAATACCAGTTCCTAAATCTTTCCTACCAAAAACAGCAATCATATAAATTTCGTGATTGAATGCCCGTTCTTCTGTAAGATTTTTCTTTAAAAATAAAATTCTATCTTTTGGTGGAACATATACATTATTGTGGTTTTTATTATATGCTCTAGATTTTTCACCTTTCCCAACATAATAAGGAGTGCCGTTTTTACGCAAATATGCGTAGGTATAGAACCTTTTTTGGTTTTTCATCTGCTTCTATTTTGGTTGGCATTATTATTTATAATAAAATAGGGTAGATTTCTCTACCCATCTCTAAAAAGTGCCAACCAATTAGAGCAAAATTATTTATAAAGATTCATACGCTTGTGTCTATATTATATACAGTATACTTGAAAGTTACGTTTGCTGTAAAGTACTGAACATCAGTTTGAGTCGAATCAAATTCTAAAGAAGATAGTGAAACTGGAAATAAATCTTTAAAGTTTACCTTGGCATTTGTTTTGAAATTACTATCAAGAATAAAAAGACTTGCATCACTAAATGCTTCTAAAGGTTCTTGTTCTTGATTCTCATCTGTAATTAGTTCAACATATTGTTGAGTTGTTTCTGGAAATCCCAGTCCAGTTAACCACTTATGAATTGCCATATAATTTTCCATATCTTCATCAACTATAAATCTTAGATTCAAATCTTCATATTGGAGTTTTCCTCCAGGAACATCTAAGTCTTTAAGATAATTTGGTTGTTGTAGAATGGATAATGAAATTTGTGGAATTGATGCAGAATTGCAGAAAAAATCAACTTTTGGTTCTTTTGCTAAAAGAAATTTAAATCCTACTGGAGAAAGAAAATTTCTATTTGAAATTTGTTTTGGGAAATTGCAGGCCATAATTATTTTTTAGGTTTTGATTTTGCTACTGTGACTGGTGGTGGAGTAGTTCTTCTATAAATTGTACGCTTACCCCATTCAGTTGATGTTGAGACTGGTGCTAAGTCTTGTGCAGTTCTTAAACTTAAATCCATACCCGTAGACTTGTTATAATCGCCTGCAGGACCAAAATTTCCAGTATCTTGAACAGAAGTTGTAGCAACTTCTGTTTCTTTTCCCATAGGTTTTGTAGTTAAATCTAACTTAGTACCAAAAGGAATTGATGGTTTTTTATTTGTTCCAGACTTGTAAGGAACTGCCACTAATCTTTGTGCATCATCAAATCTATGACCACTTGCTGTCAGTGACCCCGGAGTATCTGCTTTACTATAAGAACTTACTTGAACTGGAGTCCAACCATAACGTTGCTTTTCTGCCGCAGTATGTGCTCTTGGAGTAAATTTACCAGTATCTAAGTTTTTAACTCCTGGTTTATAATTTTGATAAGATAATACTATTCTGGGATCTGGTTTAGTTATTCCCAATTTATTTGTAATTCCTCTAACAGTATTTGTTAAAGTTTTTTGAGTATCTTGAAACCAATTTTCTTGAATATTAGCGTCTCTACAAAACTCTTGAAAAGTTTTCATCGTTTTATTTTTATTTAGATTAACTTGCTGTTAAATTCTGTATTTCCCCTATCCTCATTATAGTGTCTGATTCTATGACAATTGGAGCATAACATAACACATTTATCTACTTCTTCTAAAATTGTATTCCAATTACGATCAAGTGCTGGAGATATCTCAAATTTTTTTTCTAGTGGATTAATATGGTGAAAATCATAAGCACATTTATGAAAAGTGTACCCACAATCATAACATTTATTTCCAAAACGTTCAACAAGTTTATCTTTTCTCTTGTCTCTGCGTCTTCTTTGATATTCATTTCTTTCTATTCTATTTAATCTGGGCATAAGTATACTATAAATTGTATACTTTATTTATAAAAAAAGACCCCCGAAGGGGTCCATATGTATATGTAATTTTATAAAATTACATAAGGTTGAGAACCTTAACTCTTCTGTAATAGCGGTTGCTATTAGCAGTGATTCTACCGAGACCTTGTGCGTCTTGTAGTGAACCTTCAGCGAATGGGTTAGAAACAAGACCATAACGAGTCTTGAATCCGATCTTAGGCTGGAAGGTGTCCTGACCAACGGCACGAACCATTTGGAGAGGAACATAAGGGCAGTAGAAGAGACCTGCATCATAAGGGGAAGAACCCTTATAACCAACAACATAGAATTGTTGTGCTGCTACGTTTGCAGCATATGGGTCAATATATACACGATACTTACCTTGGAGAACACCAGCGAAGGTGTTGCCAGTGTCATCAACATTCAGGTTAGCGTTAAGTGCTGGGGTATAATCCAGAACTCCTGCCATCGTGAGTGCCGAAGCAACGTCAGCGGAACAAAGGATCATATTGCCCTTTCCTCTACGAGTCTCTTGGGCGATTGCGTTTGCATCGCGCTCGATTTGGAAAATAAGACCTTTGAACTTCTCAACCGACCAACGACCATTGGAGTCAACGTCAAGGTCGAAAGCACCAGCAGTAGCGGTGTTGACTTGAGCACCAGTCTTAGCAGTCTTATAGATGGTACGAATAACTTCGCGGTTGATCTCAGCAAGAATCTCAGTAGAGAGAATATTTGCGAGTTCCGCTTCAGCATTCAGACCGTGGATAGCCTTAAGGTCTTGAGCGAGCTCAAGTGAGTACTCAGCCTTCAGAGCACGTGACTTAGCAGCAACGGTGACTTTCTCGATTGAGAATGCCATCTCATTGAAAGCATTACCCTCTTCCCCAAGTCCTTCGGCGGTAGCGGTATTCATACCGGTGCCGACATTATAAGCAGATTGAGTTGAGTTGGAGGATGGGTTCAGAAGACCTGGATTGGTTTCAGCACCTTGAGCACCTGTACCGAAACCAGCAGATGCACCATCGCCTGACGCAGCAGTGTATCCAGTGGTATCAAATGTACCATCTGTACCAACACCAGAGAATGCGGTATTTGGTTCATTGAAGAGAGCTTCAGTACCACTCTGGTTGGTGTAACGTGAACGCATTGCGAAGATAAGTCCAGTAGGACCATTCATTGGTTGAACGCCACAAAGGTCATAAGCGACCAGATTAGGCATTGAACGACGAATGAGGCTGATGAGTACTGGATCGAAACCTGCAACAGGACCAGCTGCATCACCACGGGTTCCATAAGTACCACCACCGAAACCACCAGTTCCGGCGCTCATTGTTGGACCTTCGGCAAGGAATGAACGCTCCTCACGAAGTTCTCTTTCTTGGTTTTCTAACAGGATAGCAGTTACCGCTCTACGATGTGAATCTCTAATTGGATCCATACCATCGTAATCGAGGACCGGTGCCCACTTCTCCTGCAGATGCTCTGCATTGAACATTTGCATTTGATTTTACCTCTTTTTAAAAAGTTTTAGTTTGATTTATAATTTAAAAATCACTTTTTAGCGACTCTTCCAAGTGTTTGGAGATATGCTTCCATAATTGGCGATACTGATTGACCACCCTCATAGGAAACTTGCTCCGAAAGATTCTCGGTTTCATCTCTTTGAGTACCAGTATTTGTTGGGAAATAAGATTCCCTCAGAGTTACCAGTTTCTCACGATAGTTTGCTTCACTATCAAACTCAACATTTTCTGCAAGAGAAGCGAGTTTGTCCTTCTGAGAAAGTGCAAGACCCTCAGCGACATCTGCAAAAATTACATCAGCAACTGACTCTGCTAATCTTCTATTAAGAGCAACATTTCTTTCGATTTGCTCGTTGAGTTTTTCTTCCATTTCATCAAGTTTATCTACCATACTCTCGATAACATCATATCTATCTTCAGGAACAGTTACATAATGATCTTCAAAAAGTTGCTTCATTCCAACAAGGAATGATTCAGTCATTTCAGTCTTAAGACCGTGTTCGACTGCAAGTTCATTCTCTTGAATCCACTCGTCAGCAACATACTCAAGGTATGCATCTACACGATCAGTAAGACCTTCTTTAATTGCTTGAATTTCTTCTACGAGAGTTGCCTCATAGGCAGATTCAAGATCTTCTTTGATTTCAGCAACCTTCGAACGGATTGCTGCTTCAAAGATGGTACGTGCTTTCTCTTGGAATTCCTCAGAAAGCTCCTCACCAGCAAGAAGAGCATTTACATCTTCTTCGATATCGAACTCTACTTCAACTTCTTCATCGCAAGAAGTTTTTCCTTTTTTCTTACCTTCTTTTTCATGTTCTTCTTTATCTTTAGGTGCTTCCATTTCTTCTTCTGGACCACCCTCGTGATACTTTTCGGTTACTTCTTCTTCACTCTCAACAAGTTCCTCATCTTCTTCAACTTCTTCTTTTGTTACACTTTGTCCTGGTGGAACACCAGTTGTAAGGTGAGGCATTGGATCTGCTGCTGCTGCTTTAGCATTTACAACATCTCTTACTTGAGCAAGAGTTGCTCCTGGAGTTTTAAGTGCTGCTGAATTATCATCGGGACGATAATTTTCTGGGGTAGGACCGCCTAAATCTTCCCACCCCCCAGTTTGTCCAGGTGCAATACCTGTAGACAAAGAAGGCATTGATTCGGCAGATGCTGCCCCTTTGGTTACTACGTTTTCCATTTCTTGTAAATTTCTACCAACGGACATTTGTTTGTTTTGATTTTTTAATATAATCTATATTTATTTATAATTTATAAATTTGAAAGGAACTCTTGGAACAATTGAACCTTGTGTTCCTGAAGGGTTTTTTCATCAACTAACGTATTTATTCTACGCTTTGTTGATTCTGCAAGTTTTTCACGAAGGATTCCTCCTTCCCAAACCCACTCCTTACCTTCCATAATTCCCTGAACAAAAGCATCAGGAGCTGAAGGATCGGCAACAATATCTGCCGCAGTCGCAAGCATAAAATCTTCACCAACAATTTTATGACCTTCATTTGTCATCTTGAGTGAACCAACACCACGAGAAGAAACACCTAGACAAACACCAGAATCTAAAAGAGACTGGGCAATCTTACCCATAGGAGTTTCAAGAAGTTGTGCTTTACCTCTAAAATTGCTTCCATCTTGTTCAAGACAAACAATCTTGTGAGAAACACGATCAAGATTAACGGTAGGACCATCTGGATGTCCAAGTTCTCCAAGAGCACGACCTTTATTGATAAATGCTTCAGTGTACCTCTTTACCTCACGGGAAAGAGTTTGCATTGGATACATTCTTCCATTGCGATTACAAATATCACCTTGAAGGAAAATACCCTCAATGAACATACACTTTTTACCATTTACCTTTTCGGTAATAAACTCGACTTGTGAGACTTCTTCTGTGATGAGTTTCATTTTATTCGGAAACTAATTGGACTATTTCTGTGATGCTTACATTTGCTGTTGCACCATCAGCAAGGGCTGCGACTTTTACACTTCTAGAAACAGATGAATTAGTAACTGTTATTACACCAACTATTGCTGAAGTGTCAGATGCAATTGTAATGGAAGAATCTGTTAATGCTATAATTTCTCTATGTGCTGTGTTAATACCAACTGGTTCTGCACCCTCAATAGTTACATAATCACCATGAATAAATGGATTTCCTGCGTTTTCTGCAAATGTGACAACAGTTGTTGATCCAGTTGTAATGCCCGAAATTTTTTGTCTTGCAATTCTTTCTTTCAAAACTTCCGTTCCGTATGGTGGAATATGAAAAGAATTTGTTGTTACTACAGGATTTGATCCAGTTTCAACATAAACTGCAGTTAATCCAGTAGAAACTCTAATGTATCCTGCCTTTAATGCAATAGGATCACTAGTTGCAGCTACGGAAACCGTTGGAGAAATTCTATTTACATTTTGAACTACTTTTATAGCCATTATTCAGCGTCCTCGTTTTCTTCTACTTGTTCATCACCAAACATTAATGACGCAATTTCTGGGCGAGCAGCATCTACTCGATCAGCGGCTTTTGCATATAACAATTCTTTAATTTTACTGGAAACATCCGAAGGTGCTCCATCAGTTGCAATCAAATCGATAAGTTCTTCCATAAAAATAAGTTTATATTTATAAGATTATTTATATCTTCCCACCTTTGGGTTCTGCTGGAATTTCTGGAGCTTCAGGTGCTGGTTGTTCCATTGGAACTTCACCAAGAGCTGGTTGTTCTGTAGCGGCACCCTCTGGTGGAATTGGATTACCCATTTCATCTACGGGTGCATTTGGATCAGGTAAAATACCCTTCTCAATTTCATCATCAATCTGTAAATCAATATCAATAATTTCTGTATCAGTTTGACGAAGAATCTTTTTACGAACATATTCTGTAGAAAAATATTTGCCAATATATGGTTCAATCTGTGTCATTAAACCAAGTCTGTTTCCTATTAGTTCTGCCTCCTTTAATTCGGCAAAGTGATTATCATATAGAAAATCATATTGAATATGATCTTCCATTTTTTCCCAATCTTCTGTAGATACAATATTTTTCAGAAGAAGTTGAGTGCGAAGAATGTCGTTAAACATTCTGGCAAATCTTTTTCTAAGACGACCAACGAACTTAGAAAACTTAAGTTCATCTCTTAAAATTTCAGAAGAACGTCCAAGATTGAATCCATCCCCACCACCAGCAATTCTAGATTCAGGAACTCCAAGTGCTCTGTAAAGTTTCTTTTGGAAATATTCAATATCAGAAAGTTCTCCAAGATTCTGACCACCTGGAAGAGTAGTAATTTCAGTTCCTCTACCACCTTCTCTTCTTGGAAGCCAAAAGTCCTCAAGCATTGACATAAATTTACGATCATCTCTAACTTCTCCAGTTTGAGCGTCATAAACAAGTTTATTACGATACCGAGACATCACTTCTTTGAGATATTGTTCCGCTTTTACTTTAGGAAGATTTCCTACATCAATATAAAAAATACGACGTTCTGGTGCTCTAGATAATCTGTAAATTACGAGACTATCTTCAATCATTCTTAATTGATTAAGTGCTTTAATTGCCTTATGTAGATATGAAAGAACAGTTCCTTTATTTCTATCAACTAATCCAGAAGTGCAATAAGTAATTGAGTCTTTTGCAATTTTAAGAGATCCTTTTGATGCTCCAGATAAAGAACCCATTGGGTAATTTGGAGTTGGGGAATAAATGAAATATTCTTCAATATCCGAATAACTTAATTCGGAATTTGTTAAGTTAGAATTTGTTGCCAATTTATTTACAATTGGATCTCCATTCTTACCTTTTGTTTTGACCTCTTGACGAACGTGCTTCATTTTCATTGGGTCAATATACCTCAGTTCTTTAATTCCTTCCTGAGGTTTTTTCATATCAATTACTTTAAGATAATAAAGTCTTCCATCCACATACCAATTTCTAAAAATTTCGTGACACTTGCGGTCAAAGTCCATCATTTCTTTGATAGACTTAAATTCCTTTCTGATTATTTCTTTAAGTTTATCACTTGCATTTAAGTTTGATAATTCAATTTCCACAGGAGAATCATATAAATCACTTACAAGAGCTTCATTTACAACATCTTCAATTGCAGAATCACATTCCGGATGCAATGCCATTTCTCTATAACGACGCATTAAATCAAATTCAGTTCTGTAGACACCTTCGATATCTACATACTGACCATAGAACCCCGATTGAATAAAATAATCAACCCCGTCCTCATCTGTTTGAGGAACGGGGGAAATTATAGATTTAGATTTTTGTTCTGTA